GCTCAAGAACATGGCTGGATGCGATATGTATGCGAACGCCAAGCAGATAGTGATAGCGCCCATCTGCAATAACGTGCCTAATCCCTTGCCAGAAACCTGGACTCTGCTCTACAAATGCCATCCTTATCGCGAATTCGAACTCACTTGGGACAGAGCTGGACAGCGGATTCACATGGTCAAATTCAAAGTATTCCCGAACCAAGACAGCGGATTCTGCGGTGATTACGGAACAGAGGGCATGGTATCCGGCTCCGCGTCGATAACAGGAATCTGCTAATGACGGAAGAAAAAAAGCTAATCCTTAGCACGCAGAAGAGCATCCATGAGCCGATAGAGGTTGAGATCGACGGGAAGACGTACCAGAACCGACCACTCTCTCGTGCGACATTCGATGAGGTGAGAAAGCACGAAAAAGAAGCGTTAAAAGGCGATATAGAGGCGCTCTATAAACAAGTCCAGATACTTTATGGCGTAGGAATGGATGTGTTGAACAAGCTCGATATACGTGATGTCAGTTCTATAATCAACCATACGATGACTAAGGTATCCCAACCGATCGTTGAAAAGGAGAAAGCGGAAAAAAACGAGTCAAAGCCTGGGCAAGACAAATCGGACTGATTGCCGGTGAGTTCCCAGGCACGCTGACATTCAAAGAGTTGCTGAACCTCGATATTCGCGACGAGGAATCATTGATGGTGGAGGCTAAGAAGCGAGAACTGCGTCGCGAGATATCTTTGCTTCAGGCGGTGCGTTTCGGGATGCACGCCACGCAGTCGAGTTATGAGGAGCGACTTCTGCAGATTCAATTTGAACTTAGGAAATACGAGGAGGAATTTTGAACTCTTCAAATAGGGGAGGTGATTTAACATAGCGTTCCAAGCAGGGGCAATTGTCGCACAACTTGGTCTGGATACGGCTAAGTTCTCTGTGGCCATGAAACGAGTTACGGGAGAGGTGAAAGGCTTCGGTAACTTGGTACAAAAGAATAGCGCGCAGATAAAAAAGATGGGAAGGTCGATGACCGTGGCCGGCGGCGTGATTGTCGGGGGTCTTGGCATGATGGTCAAGGCTTTCGGGAGCTTCGATGAAGCCATGACCAGGTCGCTTGCCATAATGGGTGATATCTCTCCAGCCATGCGGAAAGAGATGGAAAAGACCGCAAAGCAATTGTCCACACAGTCGACATTCGCGGCCAAGGAACTGGCGGAGGCTTACTATTTCCTGGCTTCGGCTGGAATGAGCGCAGAGGCATCCATATCTGCATTGGCGCCCGTAGCCAGATTCGCTCAGGCCGGCGCTTTTGATCTGGCTCAAGCCACCGACCTTTTGACCGATGCCCAAACCGCTATGGGTTTATCCTCCAAAGATGTTATAGAAAACGAAAAAAACCTTATCCGTGTTTCCGATGTCCTGGTCGGCGCAAACACGTTGGCGAATGCCAGCGTTCTGCAGTTCTCCGAAGCGCTGACAAATAAGGCTGCGCCCGCTCTTGTCAGCTTAAATAAAGAGGTGGAAGAAGGCGTTGCCGTCTTGGCCGCATATGCTGATAAAGGAATTAAAGGACGGCTTGCGGGACAGCGTCTGACCATGATGCTGAACGGCCTTTTTGCTGCAACAAGAGAGAATAAGAAAGCCTGGGATGCGGCCGGAATTTCCCTCTTCGAGGCCGACGGTAGCATGCGTAGTATCGCGGATATAATTCAGGACATGGAAGGCCGTCTTGGTAGCATGACCGTAAAGCAAAGGGAAGCGGAGCTCGCTACATTAGGATTCAATATCAAGACGAAAGACTCCATATTAACCTTGATGGGTTCATCGGAAAAAATAAGGACATGGACGGCGGATCTAAAGAAGATGGGGGGGATAACAAAGACCGTTGCCGACAAGCAGCTGGAAGCCTTCAATGCAAAGATGACGATTTTAAAAAATACCGTTGTCCTTGCGACAGTAGCCGTAGGAGAGTCGCTTGCCCCGACGATAGAGGATCTTGGCGTGAAAATTAAATCTGTGACGGAAGAAGTTACAAAATGGATAGAAAAACATCCTGAACTCACGGAAATAATCTCCAAGAGTGCATTGGGCATCGGGGCATTGCTACTGGTTCTGGGGCCTCTTGCGATGATGCTACCTGGGTTGGTTCTGGGATTTAAGTTGTTAATGCCAGTCGTTGCCGCACTGGCAAGCCCGGTTACGTTGCTGGCGGCGGCGATTGCAGGAATTGCTATATCGGTGCAAAAGTTGGCTGACAACTTAACTACGGCCAAAAAGGCAATGAGCGATTTCCGCGAAGAAACGCTTATTTTCGCAAATGCGGCCGAGAATTTCAAGAAGCTGTGGATAGTGGTGCGGAAAGAGGGCGGAGAGACCCTGGAGCAATTCGACGAGTTGTTCAAGCGGTTCGGCGGAAACTGGGATATGATTCTCAGAACGATAATCACAGACCCGAAATTCGCCACTCTGAAAACACTCTTATTTGAGGTTGCGACTGGGCTTAAAACGATAGGCTTGGAAGGTAAGGATCTATCAATTAAGCTTCCTACCGCATTCAAAAAAGCAGATACGGCTGTTGTTGCGACAAAGAAAGTATTCACCTCGTGGGCGACTACGGTTGGTAAGATTTTTCACGATACTTCCGTGCGAGCTGCGGACATGCGCCGTGAGATGAGGGACATCAAACTTATAATGCCTCCTATTGCAATGGACTTGCCAAAGATGTCGTTAGAGGATTGGAAGAAATGGTATAAACAATGGCTGAAAGATTTGCAGGAGAAATGGAATCAAGAGTGGCAGGATATGATGTGGACGGTGAGAACCATTGTGGGTCAGATAAGTGAAATCCTCAATCAATTTTCTGCCAGCCAGATGCAGCGGATTGAGAATGAGTACGAAGCAAGAAGGGCAGTCATAGAAAATAGTATGCTGGATGAAGAGGAAAAGGCCACAGCTATGGAGAAATTGGAAAAGGATATGGAAGCAAAGCGAAGAAAAGCAATGCGCACGCAGGCCATATTTGGAAAAGCCCTTGCTTTATCTTCTGCGATTATCAATATAGCAGAGGCCATAACAAAGGCGCTTACTCTCGGCCCATTTTTGGGAATAGCGGCAGCAACATGGGTTAAAGCTCTGGGAGCCATACAAATTGCTGCGATTATGGCAACCCCAATACCCTCATTGCAGAAAGGTGGAAAGATAGAAGGACCTGCAATAGTCGGCGAGGCGGGTCCTGAGCTTTTTGTACCAGCGACGCCAGGAACGATAATCCCTCTACGCAGAGAGGGCGCACCTGTGACCATGACGCGCATGAGAATAATTATCCAGAACAGAATAACTATCGGTGAGCAGACCTTCTATAAAGAGAGTTACAAGAGCATCAACAAGGCTGGCGAACTGGGAGACCTGATAGTTCCGAATAAGGTGGTGGTTTAAGATGGGAGCGAAAACGAGGCTAATCTATAATAACTTGTGGAGGAAAGGCACTGGCTTATTACCAGCCTCTCCAGTTGCAGATCTGCAGCATCCAGTTTCAGATACAATGATGGATACGAAATCCATGTATTTTCAGTCTTCAACTCTTGGACATCCTTTGGAGTTGCCGATGGATTTAGGGGGCGTAAAGGAGGTAGATTTTGTGGCAATTATTGGGCATAATTTTGCGGACATTGGTGCCGGTCTTACGATTCAATTCCAGCTATCTAGTGCCCCAAATTTTGGTGCTGACCTTGAAACGATAGACCTCGAATACGCCGCAGATAATATCTTCCAGTTCTTTACTGCATATACGAGGCAGTATGTCAGGGTTAAAGTTGATAGAGCTGGTGATTTCGCAGTCAAGCCCAAGGTACCAACAATTCTATGTGGCAAATATGCCGAGTTCAATCGTCGGTTCGCCCCCGAATATGAAATTGGTGAGGAGGATTTCTCGGAATTCGAATACTCCGATTCTCAAGTTCTTTTTGCCCAAGAGAAGGATTCCCTTAACATAAGGCGATATACATACCAAGCACTCAATACTGCATCTAAAGATGACATTCTCGCCATGTTCAAGGAATGCAAGACTATCAAGGCCTTCGCATTTTGCCTCGACCACACTGCCCCCAACACAAACACGCTGTGGGTCAGGAATTCGGAATTGAACTCGCCTGTGTGCAGGAAAGGTGTCTGGTACTGGGAGACGGCGATAAAGGAGGTCATCTGATGGCTGTTCATGCCCCTTCAGGGTTGGTTGTGACGGTCATCTCTTCTTCACGCATAGACCTCACTTGGAAGAACAACGATAATTATGACCGTATCCGTATTTATAGAGGAAAAGGGAACACTGAAGGGGATGCAATAGCGGCGCTCGCTGGGTATAGGATAATACTTGGCTCTAAGGAATATATGGAGGACAGTGGGTTGGAGGCTGATGAGTGGTATGCCTATAAAATCTACGGCTACGTAGTTCATCCGTATGCAGCGTCAGATTTCTCAAATACAGCTACGGGTGAGACATTATTAACGCTCTCAGCTCCGACTCTGGTCGTTGCGACCCCCATCTCGGATACTAAAATAGACCTTACATTCAAGGACAATTCCTCGGAAGAAAAGTGGCATAGGGTTCAGAGGAAGCTGGGCGGAGGGGGGTACGGAAACGTGGTGGATTTAGAACCGAACAGGGAGTTTTATAGGGACACGGGACTCGCCGCAGACAGTTTATACACGTATAAAGTCCATGCCATGCAAGAGGAGGGCGATTTAGGTACATACGCTTTGGAGTCCGCTCAAGTCGTGACATTCGATAAACCAACGGCTCCAGTTCTTGCAGCTATCCTAGACGCAGATACACAGGACAAATCAATACGGATACGCTGGCCTGGAGTGGTAGAGGGTCTGTGGAAGACAGCGACACTCTATCATGTGAACGATTGGATTGAGAACGATGGTATCTCGTACATCTGTATCTTACAACATACTTCTGACGCAGCGAAGGAGCCTGGCATTGGAATAAATTGGATAACTAATTGGGAAGTTGTGACAGGCTACAGGATTGAACATTTTATATGGTATGTAACCGCTTTCTGGAGTCAAACGGGGTTAGTAGCTTATGATGGAACTAAAGTGAATGATGGTGTCCTTAATGTTAATGCATTTCATACCGATACATCGGGTGCGAACTCCTTTTTAAAGATAGATTTGGGCGCGGGAAATGATAAAGAATTTATGAGGGTTGATATTACTATTATTGGTACGCCCGCCAACGCAATTTGGGATGTTGAGTATTCTGATAATGACAGCGATTGGTTTAAGGCAAAAGAGGATGTGGGGGGTGCGCCCCTTGCTGTAGGAACGCACGAATTCGCTTGGAGTGGAGCGGGTGCTCACAGATATTGGAAACTGTTAAAGACGAACGCAGCCACTGCTGGGGGATATCATGCGGAAGTTCAATTTTATGAGCAGACGGAAGTGGTGGGGAGTGGCATAACAGATTTCCTTTTCACAGGCTTAGATCCAGGCATTGTCTATAAGTTCAAAATGAGAGCGTACAATGCTGCAGGAGATTCAGCCTATTCGAACATAGTTTCGAAGGACGCTCTCTCAGCTTACGTATTCACAGAGTTTGAAAAGTGGATACGAGACCCGAACATAGAGCCTGTCTATCTCGCTGAAATCTATACTAAAATGACACTAGATACTTTCACGCCTACCGATGGGAGGGACAAAACTTTTCAAAGAACAATCGAAGCGAGTGATAGGGGTATTGACATACTGGAAGTGTTTGAAGGAGATGAAGTTACTGATCCTGACAATCCTACATATGTCTCGTACACAGCGGTGGGTGATGCTGATGCAGTCCAGGCGACAGCGAAAACCTTTTGGTTTGATTATGCCAATCGAATCCTGTACGTTCACACTTCAGACGATTCAGACCCCGATGCAGGGCCTTTTCTTATAGAGGCAGCCTTCTGGCTTTACTTCTCGACACATAAAGACATCGAATTCAACGATAATTTCTATCTCCCACTCCTCGCAAAAGAGGATATTCCCGATATCACACAGGAGATAAAGCCTTATTTTGAAGGAAGCTTTTCAATCTCGTCAGGCTCGATAGCTTTCATGAATGCAAAGATTGGAGGAGAGCATTTCTTTGATAAAAAGTTCTCAGCCTATACCTGGATAAACGCTAAAGTCATTCTGAAGGCTGGAAGCAATGTTTCCCCAGTTTTCACTTATGCACAGTTCAAGGAGATATTCACGTCGTACATTGACCAAAAGAGCTGCACGGACGCAAAGATTACCTTTCAGCTTCGTGATGTGAGAAAGGAGATGACCCAGCCTATCATATTGAATAAGTTTAACACGACTGACTATCCCGATATTGAAGATACGTTCGTAGGCAAGTTGATTCCCGCGATATTCGGATTCAGGGACTTAACAATCCCCATTCCTATTGATATGGAAAATCAGCATTTCAAATTCAATGACAGTAGCATAGGCACACGAAGCGGGAGTGTTGAGAGAGTGGAGAAGAACGATGTAGAACTGGTGGAAAATACGCATTTTTATGCTGATCTCCAGCGAAGCGTCTTAACCTTTGACCGCGACGGACGATTCATTGTTGATGCTACTAATAATAAGATTAACTTCAAAGAGGGGGAAGGAGGAGAAATAACTGTCACGTTGGACTCAGATACATACACAACCAAAGGACTGTGTGATGAGATTAAGGCTAAAATGGATGCTTCCGCTGGGACATTCACATATACAGTAGGTCCGACCGATATTCCAGCGACACCACCAAAGAAATTCACAATCGCAGCGGGTGCGGATGAAGTATTCTCTCTGCTCTGGAAGACAGGAACGAATGGCGCAGGCGGCACTAATACGCATATAGGTTCGACAATCGGTTTCTATGATGATGAGGATAGCGAAGGTGAAGACAATTATGAGGCGGATGATGACGTGATCACGATACAAAAAGGAGATATTATCAAGGTGTCGTGCAAAGGATTCGTGAACTCAGCAGACGAAACCATTGATAACGGAGCGGAAATTTTCAAATATCTGATGAATAATTATAAAGGAATCCAGGATTCGGAACTGAATCTTGATTCTATCTACGCGACAAAATCCGCGAAACCAAACGTGCTCGCTCTCCCTATTGAATCCGAACCTTCTTTCGATGAGATAGTGAGAACAATCGAGCACTCTATGGAGGCGTATACTTTCCAGGATGAGCTTGGAAGGCTCGGAATAAAGCCTCAGCAGACCGTGGTAGCGTCGAATGTGAAGTATGTTATAAGCAAGCAAATTTTTGACCATGTTCAAAGTAAAGACAGGAGCACTTTATTCTGGAAAGTGAACGTGTACTACAACAAGGATTATGACGATAACTGGGAAGTGAAGACCGCCACGAAAAATGAGATTAAATGGCAGTATCGTGTTACAAAAGAACTTCCTATCGATACTTATTTCACTTCATCTTCACACGCCGCTGACCTGGCAGAGAGCATCTTGAGCCTGCTGAATAAAGAGCGGATAGAGAACACGCTGCCAATGCTCCTCTTTGACGTGATGGCTGGGGACCTAATCAAGTTCAGCAGAGTCAGGTTCTACGATTCGGACGGGACTGCGAGTGAGATAACTCTGAGGGTTATCAGGATTTCAAAGAGTCCTGCGTCCGGAAGAACGTCTATTACGGCGGAGGCTATCTAAATGCCAAAATCAGGCTTTGTACCATGGGAAGTCTTTAACGCCCATAAAGACAAAGACTGGCGGACAGTGCATCATCTCTGGCCAAACATCAGGGGGGTAACAGTAGCGCCCCGTCCCAAAGGGAGCGTAGGTGCTCATACCCATGTCAAAGTCGACATAACCGATGTCCCCTGGGGTTGGACTGACGTATCAAAGACAGGCTCTAATCTAACTGATCTAGCTACAAGGCAGCACGCTGGATTGACGGATATAACACATAGTCAGCACCATAATAAAACCCACTCTTTGGTTGGAGTTACTCATACGGCAGCGGGACTTACTATCGGTCATGTTCTTCGAGCTTCAGCTGCCGACGCCTTTGCCTGGGCGCAATTACAGCATGGAGATTTGGGAGGAGTTACTCCAAACTTACATCATGCCCAGCTGCACGCCTCTACCCACCAAGCTGGTAATGGCGATTCCTTAAACAATCTTCTCCTCGGAGCATCTCCCTACATCAAATGGCAAAGTGGAGCTTTGCTTCTCCAGACAGATGAGGGAGTGAATACACATACTTATGTTTATATTAAAGGAAAGGGGACGGGTTATGGTGATTTAAGAATTTATG